GGTCGACGCTAACCTCGACCTGCGGACCAGACGCCAGACCCATGTTGTTTGCCAGTGCGCGAGCAGCGGCGTTACACATAGCTTGCACGTCTTCGATCAGCTCTGGGTAGCTTACGCCCCACAGTGCGCCGGGGCGCTTAACTGCTGAAGTCATGCGGTAGGGCTTATCGCCCAGCGGGTCATAGTTCAGAGTCGCCTTGATAACCCAGTTGCCGACGAGCCACACACAGGCGTCGTACATCTTGACTGGGTCGGGAACTTCCTCGGCATCCAAGCCGAAGTCGATCAAGTCCTGACCGCTAACAGCTCCCCAGAACTCCAGTGCGTCGAACTTGTTGCTGTCTTCGCGCCAGATGCTGTACTTGTTCTCAAGTTCAGCTTTGGTGTGCTCTGCGGACCACAACCACTCAGAGTTGGAGCCCTCTTCCAACACAGCGCGGATAGCGCCGTCGTCGTAGCCGGGCACACCGATCAAGTCGGCCAAGTCAGCTTTAGACAGGCGGTGGTGCTCGATGCAGTAGCCCTCGTGCAGCTTGACAATGCCGGGCTCTGGGTAGAAGCGGAACGGGTCGACACGGCTGTAAGTAGGCACTAACTTCTCTTGAACCGTAGGCGCGTAGCTGCCGTCGGGAGATTGTGTCCACTCAAGCTGCTTAACGCGGCGCACCGTGGGGCCCTTGAGGATAGCAGCGGGGTAGGTAGACAAGTCGCTGATAAAGGCGTTGAAGCCGTCTACCATGCCACCTTCCACGAACTGGTCGGCGATCTGGCGCTTCATGCGCTCAGCGCGATCTACCGAGTCTTCCATGAGCTTAACGCGGATGTCTTCTTCCGCCTGCTCTTTGAAAGTCTCCATCATCACAGGGTCGAGGGGCTGGTTGTTCTGAATCGCGTCAATGACGTTCTTCGAGATCAGCTCAGTGACCTTGGTCTTGTAGTCCGGCGGCATATCCGGCAGCGGTGTTGGTTTCAAGTCGAAGGGAACCATGCCTTCGTCCAACAAGATGTCTCGTAACCACGACTCAGCGCCACGGCACTTAGTCTCGGTCAACATCATAAATATCTCGGAACCACCCGTGCGGCGAATCTCTGCGAGTTTCTCTGGCTCGTACTCGCCAGTGCGCTGGCGAAGCGCCTTGAGCATACCTCGCTCAATGGGCTGTTTAGCGTCGCGTGCCGACTCCCAGCACTTGCGAACATGGCCCGCTAACCCTGATAAAACGGGGATTTGCTGGCGTAACGCGGCTTGCTGCGCTTCGGTTTGCGCTGCGTCTTCGGCGTCAAGTTGCGAGTTTGACTTTACGACAACAAGTCCTGCCATAGTCAGTCCTTCTCGCCGAAAAGAGGGTTGGATTTCGTAGCCATGCGGCCTCCACGGTTGGGTATACCTGTCTTGATTTTACACCTATTATATTGTTTGTCTAGTGTCAAGTCCACCCGGCCATACTGGAGTTCTCGATCACATGGGCTTTGCGCTTGCTGAACTTTCCACCCTGCTGCGCGTCGGCGTGCAAGGCTAGGTACTGCATCGCGTCGGCGATGTGCGAGGCGTCGTTCTTCTCGGGCTTATCTTCCAGCTCACCGTTAGTTTTCAGTTTGTAACGGTACTGGCCCCGAAAAGCGTTAATTAGTGGGCGGCAGCTGGGGTCAATCAAGAGCCCCGGCCCGGTGTCAACCTGTCGGTTGAGGAACTGCTCCACTGAGGTAATCCGAGCGACGATACTATTAGTAAAAGCCGGTTGCGCTTGGAAGCCCTCCTGATCTAAAATATCGTAAACGGTCTTCTCGTCAGTCTGGACTCTCGCAGTCCCTGCCGGGTCCCCGATAACTAGGATAGGTGCGCCCGGAAATTCCTGCGATAGCTCTGGTTTGAGAATCGTTCGGATAAAACGAAGCAAACCCATCCCGTCGGCGGTCAAAGAGCGGTAGATCAGTAGGCGACCCAAGGCGTCAAGCTGGCCGATCACGGCAGATGGATTCAAACCGAAGTCCATGCCAATTAATACAGGCCGTAGTCCGTTTAAAATTGGGCGCAAAGGCTTCTTGGCGACGTGAAAATCGCTGTCAAAACTGCGAAAAACGGGCTGGCCAGCCAAAGATTTGCCGAATTTCGAGTGGATGTACACGTCGATGTAGTCTTCGGTCTTGCCTTTGGCCAAGTTATCGTAGTAATTGCTTGGCAGCAGGTGAATCCAGTCCGCATCCGGGCTCATGCCGGACGGCTGGATGGTCACATGGCAGTTATCTGGTGGGTCCATCAGGAGTTTTTCCCAGAACGTGTCCATATCTGGCGGGTTGCTCATCCCCCACAGGTGACTGTTGGGAACACCATCCTCCGTGACACACCCCTGTATGGGGTTACCCTTCTCATCCGTACCCCACTCGGGCCGATGTGGGACCATCATCCCGTCTGGATAACGGCCCAGACGACCTTGGAGTGCCTCGAACACGTCTTTGTTAATCTCTCGGAACTCGTCTAGCACGGCAAAGCTGGCCTGTAATGAGAGCAAGCGCCGAACGTCGTTGGAGTCGTCCAGACCACGGAACAGAATCTCACACTCCACGTCGTCCAGTTTCAAGAAGAACTTGTACTCGGACTTGAGGAACGAACCGGCCAACCCGTCGGGGAACCACTTGAGCACGTCCGGTATGGAAGTGTCTCGGAGCTGCTCTCGCGTGTTCCGCACCCAGACGCAGCGTGAGCGCCTTACGCCATCCTTACACGGCGCCATCCGCTTGGCGTGGTACAGAATCTTGACAATCCCAGCCGTCGTCTTCGTGGAACCCACTGGGCCACATACTAATGACAGGAATTTTTCAGACAGGAAGAACGGAACTAGGCTGGGGACAGGGCTGAACTGTGTGCTCATAAATAGACATCGTCTCCGGCGTACTCGTATGACTCAGGCTCATCTATATAGATAGACGTGACTGGTTTGGATTTCGGTGTCGGTAAAGATATCTTTGGGATATCTATGACGTCAGCTTTTGGTAAGTCTGCACCGGAGGACGCGGTGGTCGGCAACGAGCCGGGAATATTTATGGTGATGCTAAAGCCGGGCCCAGCGACAGCGTCCACGTTTTTGCGTGGCTCAAGGTCGCCCCACTTGACTAAATTCTCGACGATCTTTGCCCGCACTGCGGCTGGCACGTCGTCGTCTTTAGCCATGAGGTAGCTATCCTTTAGTAAGTCTTCCGCCAGTATGCGGCACTTCGCGGCAAAGGAGAAACCCGACTCTGTCAACTCTTTGACGAAAGCCGTTACATACCCCAAGAACGTGGGGTTCGTTTTAATAGCGTCGTATTCCTGCTGGGAAATTCCCTCAGCAGCTAGCACCTCATGCTCCGGGGCGTTGGCCCCGACCTGATTTCTTGCGATAGCTAATGCCAAATCCCTAAGAAATACGTCCGCGCTGATGGAGCGGTTCATGTGCGTGAATGTACCATAAATTTTTAGCGTGTGTAAATATTTTAACTGGCTGGGATGTTGTGGAGTTGTTAGACTTGTAAAAAATAGGGGGCGCTTTACGCGGAAGGGATAAAAGACCCCCCCGGGGGGGCCCCTCTGGACGGGTGGTGGGGGTGGGGGTACTACTGTCATCAACTGTGCTTGTCGTCAATCATGTCAGCGGTATAATACATACATGGCGGATAGATACCGCCCCATCACTGAAACACTTATTTACTTGGAGTAAACATCATGTCACTGACAATTAAAAATCTTTTCGCTGGTTGTGCCGATGAGGTTGCGCGCGCACGCGCACGTTTCAACACGGCTAAAAAACATCGGACGGCTATCGCCTACGCGCTAAAAGAGACGCGCGCTGTTGCCAAACTCGTAGGCGAATACGAGTTCAACGGGTTTGTCTCGGCTAACTCTTATGATGATGATGCAACGCTATACCTAATGGCAAGCGTATATACGGAAAACATGAAAAGCGTTGCGGTCACCACCGTTTTAACAGCTGCTGAAAATCTTGGGTGGAACTCGGAGGATTCCCGAGACTTCGCAACTGAGACGCGCGCAACGCGTACATTCAAGTACAGCACGCAAGTCGGCAAACTAAAGGTGGTGCTCGAAGTTAACGCGTACATCAAAGCCGACGGCGAAATGTGCCGAATTGAACAAGTCGGCGTGGAAGTTGAAGAGAAACCCATCTACGCGATCAAGTGCGCGTAAACCCTAAGCCCCCA